GTCGAAGTGGTTTCCGAAACCAGCGGAGATCCGTGAGGAAGTAATCGTCCGGCAGGTCGGCGATGACCTGCCGGACGGGGCGACCGCCTGGGCGCAAGTCTGCGAACAGATTCGGGCGACCGGCCGGGCAGAAACTCCTGAGTGGGGCAACGACCTGACCGGTGCCGCCGTGAAGGCTGCGGGCGGGTGGCGCACATTGTGCGATTCGGGCCGCCCGGACCTAGACCGGCGACGGTTCCTCGACGAGTACGCCCGCCTGCTCGCAGCGGAACGACGTGCAAGGATGGCCGGATGAGCAGGGACCGTTGGGCTAGCCGCCTGCGATCATCACGGAGAAGGGCAACCTCCGGGGGACGTGTCTTTGATCTCGCGGACGCTCCGGTCAAGGTTGCCTGCCCGGCGGTTCCTGCTGACCCGGTTGCGGCAGCGTTCGCCCGGATGAACGAGTTGATGAACCGCGAACCCGACGGCCCGACCGGCCCTGTCCTGTGGCATCGGAGGCGACGATGAAACGCTCACCGCTGACACGTCGCACCCCGCTGGCTCGAGGCGGTCCGCTGAAGCGTCGAACACGGCTCGCTGCCATGTCGCCGAAGCGTCGCCGTGAACAGAACGAACGCCGGGCACTCGTGGCCCGTGAGTTGGCACGCCGCCCAACCTGCGAAGCCGGGCGGTCGATTCGTTCGTGGCGGCTTACTCGGTTCACCCCGGAGCAAGCCGACCGGCTTGACGCCGGATGGGGCTGCCTGGGATACGCGGCTGAACTGCACGAACCGTTGACCAGGGCGAGGGGCGGGTCGGCGCTCGACCCGGCCAACACCATTGCGATCTGCCGTCACTGCCACGAGTGGATTCACAGCCACCCAGAGGCCGCGACCTCACTAGGGCTACTTCGTCGGGCTTCCGACGGCTAGGCTGGGGGCATGACCATCGACATCGAACCGACCCGGCTGGCACGACGCTGGATCTTGGAGGACGACACGCGCCCGTGGACCGTCAACGCCGAGCGGTCGTGGCACTTCCACAAGCGCGCCGCCCATGTTCGTGAGTGCCGAGAACGATTCGGCTGGCTGGCCCTCGGCCAGCAGGTGCCCCGCCTGACCGCTGTCAAGATCGCAGCGGTGCCGCTCGCGAAGGACCGGCGAGGCATCCAAGATGTGGCGGCGTGCCTGCCTGCCGTGAAGGCCGCCATCGACGGCATCGTTGACGCCGGAGTCATCGACGACGACGACCCCAGGTTCGTTCACTCGCTCACGTTTCTACCGACTCAGGTTGTGGGCCGTGACGGTCTCCGAGTCGTCGTCACTGAGGTGCTCAGCGATGGGCATGAGTCGTGACCGGCGCGCTGCCGGGTTGGCAGCCGTGCGAGACCTCCGTCGCCGCCTCGCTGACGGCACCCTCGATTCGGAGCCGCCGCCGGACGACATTCCGCCGCATCCGCGGCACCGCCCCAACCGCCCACCCAGTCCCGGCTCAGGCCGATGGGCCGACCGACCCGATCTCAACTAGAAGGAGCAACTGATGACCCCCACCGAGATGACCGCCGCCATTCACAAACTGCTGGCCCAGGTCGCCGACCTGTCTGCCTCCCGCCGGGCAGCGTGGTACCAACTCAACAAGGCCGGTGCCCGTCAGCAGGACCTCGCCGCCGAGGCCGGTGTCGCCAAGCAGACCGTGTATCTGGAGATCCGCCGCCACCGGGAGGACGCCCTCGGGGAGCGTCGCCGTACGGGCGACTGGCGTAAAGCGAAGGCCGCGTCGTGAACGCCGTCGTGCCGCTCGTGCTCGGGGTGCTGGTGGCGGTCCTGGTCGTCGCGGGTGACACATGGCGGTCGAGCCGCCAGTGACGGCAGCGGCGCTGGTCGTGATGGCAGTCGGGACGGTCGCCCTGCTGGTCGCCCAGTTCTGGCTGCTGCGGAGGCGGTGAAAGAATCCGCACGAAAGGCTAGACATAGCCGGGGGAATATGTAATAATGAGGTCATGGAAGCAACCACCACCAAGGAGACCCATCCCGTGACCACCACCATCACCATCGGCCGCAAGTTCTGGGACGATCACATCTCCCGTGATCTGCCCGTCCCGACCGTCGTCACCTCCTCAACAACTCGCGTCGTCATCGTAGTCGAACCGGACTCCGATGGTTGGATCGAACTCGCCAGCGACGCCAACTTCTACAGCGACTTCACCCAGGACGAGGACCCGTTCCTCCGGGCCCTCGGCAAAGCCGCACTGCGACTCGACAACGCCATGTACGTGGCAGCGGAGCGGTACCGCAGCACCCACAGGGTCTAACCACCCACCCCTGGCTGGCAGCCACCGAGGTTCGAGGCCTCGGCAGGGACGAACCAACCACCAACAAGGAGAACCACATGAGCACCACCACCGAGCCCACCGCCGCCGACCTGCGTGAGCAGGCCACCCGCGACCGGCAGGCAGCCGACGACTCGTTCGACCGCTGCGACACCGATGGCTTCGTCAGCCAGTGGGCGCACGGCATCACCGCCGAGAAGAAGGACGCCGAGGCCGACCTGATCGACGCCGGAGGCGTCCACCAGTTCACGGCCCTCTACGACCTCGACGGCAACCTCGTGCCCGCCAAGCAGATCGTCGGCCGGTACGGCCCGTGCTGGGCGATCCTGGACGGCTGGGACTGGAGCGAGTCCCGGTTCACCGGCGAGTTCGTGTCCGACGCCAAGCGCCAGGCCACCTACGAGAAGAAGGGCTACCGGCTCGGCCTCGTGTCGGCCCCGGCGAAGGTCGTCACCCGAGGCTCCGGCAAGGGCTTCTCCGGTCTGACCAGCGTCCACGTCGCCTACGTCCAGACGGACTTCGGTACGCCGGTCCACGACGGCACCGGCATCGCCAACACCATCGACCTGTTCTAACCACCAACCACCAACCACCAACCAAGGAGAGAGCAATGCACAAGACACACGTAGGCAGCGGAGGTCCGACGCCGACGGAGCAGCGCCGCAAGATGAGCGGCCCCATGACCCTCAAGCAGCACTGGTTCATCCGCGACCTGCTGGCCGAGATCGATGACATCATCGACAGCGCCGAGCCGGGCGTGACCTTCACCGAGGCGGGAGACCTGATCGGCGTGCTCAAGTCCGCCCGCCACACGTTGACCCACCAGCCGAAGGCGGCATCGTGAGCGGCGAACCGGTCGACTGCGACCTGTGCCGCAGCACCGGCGAGTGCCAGACATGCGACGGCACCGGCGAACGGCGAGACACCGAGGACGCCTGCACCCCATGCGACGGCGAAGGCACCTGCGCCGAGTGCGACGGTGAAGGCACGGTCGAACCGTGGACACCGAGCGCCTGGGACCTCGCTGACCACGCCTACGCGAAGGCGGTCGACAAGTGACCGCCGGACATGCCCGCCGCTGCCCTGCCCAACTCGGTGACCTGTGCGCCTGCGGCTACGACGACCATCTGCTCCGGCAGGCCGAGAAGGCGTTCGACCGGCAGGCTGAACGACAGTGGACTGCCGGACGACTCGACGAAGATGGGTGCGACCAGTGACCGGCGTGATCGCTCACGAGGTGGTCGAGCGGCTGGAGGAGTTAGCGCCGCCCCTCACACCGAAGCAATACGCGAAGGTGCTCGCTGAAACGACGATCACCTACAGCGAACGCTCGCCACTCCTGGCTGTCCATCTCGGGCTCACGATGAAGGAATACCACTTGACGATGGGAGCCCTGCCCATCGGCACCATCATCGGGGCCAGTCAGAGTTCCTATCACCCATACTGGGGTCCCTCTACCACCAACATGATGTGGGGGGCATGGTCCCCCGACAAGTCACAGTGCCTGCATCTTGCGGGACCGTGGGAGCACGTCCCCACCCGCTCTCAATGGCAGACGGCGCTGGGTGCCCGCATCATCCATCCGACGCGATGGGAGGCGGCGTTCGCCTTGTATGCCGGGCTGATGGATCAGGACCACGAGGGTGACCAGTGACCGGCTGGTGGCATCACGCAGCGTGCGACGATGGCGGTGACCCGGCTGACGTGCGGGTCACAACCTGCCGCACCTGCCCCGTGTGGGAGCCGTGCCTGACCGAAGCACTCAACATGGAGGACGGTGCCGCGAAGCACGAGGTGCACTACATTCGCGGCGGCTGCCGATCCGGGCAACGCTGGCGGGCACTCCGCGACCACGGCACACCAGCCGCAGCGTTCGACTCACTCGCAGCGAAGGAACAACCCCTACGACAACGGGAGGCCGACCGTGGGCTTCGACCCCGACGCTGACGGCATCACCCTGGAGGAACTGCGCCGCATCCGTGGTGACGACCTGCTGCCCGTTCCTGAGCCGGACCCGGTGCCCCGCGAGGCCCGATCGAAGTGCGGCACTCGCACCGGCTACGTGCAGGGCTGCCGATGCTCACGATGCCGCCGAGCGCAAGCCGACTACGACCGCGACCGGCGGCGGTCACAAACCCGTCGGAAACCCCATTCCCGCCGGTGACGGCAGCGGCTACCCTGACATTGACAACTGACCTGTCGGCCCACTTCTTGGTGGTTGATGCGGCCGACCCGCTGCCTGCCAGGGCGGTGTTCGCTCACCGATCCTGGCCCCTGTCCAACTCCGGGGACCGTAGGCAGCCGAACCGCCCCGCCGCTGCTGTTGTGCGCCAGCCTGCGGCGGGGCGGTTCCGCGTTTCAGACGAGACTGGCGGAGTCGTCACCGATCGGCAGCACCCTCGCTGCCCAACCCTTCACGACAGCGAGGGCAGCGGCAGCCGCCGCGACTCCGGCGGCCTTCAGTGACCCGAGGTCACCAACGACCCACGTGGCGAGGAACGCCTGGACCGCAGTGGCGGCGGCTCGTTCGATCAGGTCCAGGGCTTGCTTGCGGGTGATGCTGCTCATGGGTGCCTCCAGGCGTTCGCGTAGCGGCCGATCCTCGGCCGGGTAGGGCACCCACTTTGCCACGCCGCGGCACCCCGGCGAGACCGGTTCACCAGCCCTCAGCCTTCCGGTCAACGACGAACGCCGGTGCCGCCATCGTCACACCGTGCTCCGGCGTCACCCAGAAACAAGCCTGTGCCGTGTCATGCGGGTGATGCTCAAACGCTGAGGTGGCAGCGTACTCGTCCCATCCCTTCGGGGAGCCGTTCACGACGAGACCGGAGGATGGGGCGAGCACCAACTGGTGCCAGTGCCCGATGCACATGATGTCGTGCGCCGTCGACGGGTTGCCCTGAAGGCGGGCCTGATGCCGTTTGATCGGCGGCCAGATCCCACCGATGCCGCCACCGCCACGCACAGCGTCGCCGTGCGTCAACATGATCCGCGTGCCGAGGATCTCCACGAGGCAGGTCGTCGTTTCCGGCATGTGCCAGGTGAACCGGTCGTCCTGAGCGAGCATCGTCGCTGCCGAGTGGGCGAGCATCCAGTCGAAGTTGTCATGCACCCGGCCTTTCGATCGGGGCTTGCGGGTGCGCCGCCCGTGGTTGCCGACGACGGCGGCGACATGCACCCGGCCGAAGTGATCGGCGAGACCGGTCAGCGCCGACGCCAACAGTGCCGACCAGTGAACGACTGTCTCCAGGCTAGTGCCCTCGTTCGACTCCTTGAGTTCCTCATGTAGGTCGCCGGACACGAGGTCGCCGCCGAGCAGCACCACCAGCGACGTGACCTCGACGTTCGCCACATAGTCGCGGGACAACTCGATGACCTTCGTGACCCAGCGGGCTAGCCGCTGCTCCGCTATGGCCCGGTCGTACTTGTTGACGCCGCCGACCTCCTCCGGGCGCACTACCTCATCCCAGTGGGTGTCGGACAGCATCGCGACTGCGACGGCGGTGCCTCGTTTCGCTCGTTTCGGCGATAGCCACGCAGGAGGCTTCTGAGCGGTCGCCGCCTCGTAGACGGCTAGCCGACCCTCAGCGGCCTCCAGGGCCGCCTCAGCGGCTTGTGCGGCCGTCTGAGCGGCAGCCTGCTTGACCTTCGCTGCCTGCAAACGCCGATCGAGGCCGACAACCTGAGCAAGCAGCGCCTCCGGGTCGGCGAACTCGTCAAGCGCCTCCACGGCCACCCCGCGACTGCACCAGCCACTCGACCTTCTTGTCGGTCGCACCCTCGTAGCCGAGCGACAGCAACCACTGGGCAACTAGGCGAGTGCCTGCCGTGGACTCCAGAATCTCCTGCACGACCTCCGGGGGCAGCCGGTCCGTCCAGCGGGCCTGCCGTTGAGCACGGCGCTCCACAGCGAACGCATCAAGCGACTGGTCCGGCGGGTTCACGCCAACACCTGCTTAGCGATGTCGCCGAGCCGCATAAACAGATGGTCGCCGGGGCACGCAGTGCGGGCCACGTTGCGATGCCCAAGGACCTGCACGTTGCTGGTCAACCATCCGGCGTCGATGCCCTGCCGGATCAGCCACACGCACGCAGCAATCGCCTCCGCCGACGGCTTCTCGTTGACTGGCTTGTGGAAGTACCCCATGAAACAGACAGCGACCGATTCGCTGTTGTGGTTGCGGGTCGCACCCGGTCTGATCCCCCAGCCGCGGCCCTCCAGCACACGACCCGACGGA